TTGACTGCTTTGCCGACTGTGAATGGGAATAGTTTGCGGTTGCGTTGTGTCCAGTTGTATTGCATACCTGACAACGGCACTTTTGTGTAAACGGCTTTAGCGGCGTTGATTGCTGGTTGTGCTATTTCGGTTGATTGCGCTTTGAAGTCTTTTTGCAGTTGTGGGTCGATTTTGCGTAGCCCGTTGATCGCGTCTTTTACACCGACAATTTCGATAGTTGTAGTTGCTGGCATGCGCGTCACCTCTTTTGCTTATTTAATACTGTAATGACCGTGATTAGGTCGCGCGTGTCAAACTCGATATTCGTAGGCCAGTACCCTGTTGCAACTAGCAGTTCGGCTAGTTGCCGTCGGTAACTGCCTACGCCGTAAGGTTTGGGTCTGTCTCGTCAACCGCCTCAATGGTCATGTTTGGGTTTGCTTTAACCCAATCACGATATGTTGCAGGCATTTTTTCGCCTTGCAGTTTCAACAAATGGTATGCCCAGCAAACTAAATCGCTGTAGCCGATACCTTTACCGTCGCTCGTTTTACGGTTCTCGGTGCGTTCCCATTCGCAAATAACAAACATGTTGGTCGTTAGTTCGCGCACCTCTGTGCCATCACCTAGATCAACTTTTAGTTTTAGTCTCATTTGTGCTTATCCTGTTCTCGGCCAGTTAAGGCACGTTTACGGTGTTGTATCTGCGACGTATGTGCCACCCATGAATTCAATGTCATAGGTTGACAATTCGCCCAAAGTTGCGTTCACGACTGGCAAAGCACTCAAATAAGTGTTGGTCAATTCAAATGCCGGGTTTGTGGCGCTGATCGTTGCGGCAACCGGGGTTACTCGAATAAAGCATTTTGTGCCGACAAGTGCCGACAAAGTTGCATAACTTTCTGACGACGCATGACGCATACACCGTCAATGTGGCGCTGTTTGACTGCAAGCCTGCTGTGTTCGTTCTTGCGGTGCTACCGAAGGCTGTGTCTTCCAAAGCCTCGACGTTAAAATTTACGACGCATGACGTTACTTGATCGGTGATATCTACAACCGAGCCGCTCGACGCGCCGACCTCAACTTTTGGGTTGCTTAGATAAGTGCTAGTTGCCATTGTGTTACTCCTTAAGTGTCTGTAATAGTTTTACCATATCGCAACCGTGACCGTGTGTATGCTCACGCGGTTTGTGCTTGTACGCCAACCGATAGGTCGTAGCACGGGTATTCTTGCCCGCCTATGTCAAGTGTGCCGGGGCGACCCGACATGACGATTATTGCCGACCCCAAAACCGTTGCCGTGATCTGCAATATTTCGCGCAACACGGGTAGCCCTGCTGGGCCACTACCGACAATTTTGATCGGGTAGTCCATGCGTACGATGTTGCCGTTGCCAGCGATCGTCGTAAAACTTGGTGCTTGAATAAACACACAATTCGGCACAAGTTTGGTCGGGTCGGTTACGACACGTAGCCCTGAGACGGCTGTCAGCGTTGCGCTGAGATCGTCTAGCGTCTCGTTGAATAGATCGGTATATGGTGCGGGCATTACGCGACCGCTGGTCGGTCAATACCTAACAACTGTTTAACGATCGGCGTTAGCGATTGTTGCGGTGCTGTACCCATGCCGTCAAACGACGCAAACACGTTCTCGAGCGAGCCACGCGAACGCCACAACGCCGCGCTGTACATCAAAGTGCCGAGCGTGACATCACCGCTAGGCGACGTGCTAAGGCTGTCGTTGTAGCCTGCCTCGGCTCGACGACGACTGCAAAACTGGTTGCCAGCGCTCACGGCCTGCGTAATCAACGTGTAATCATCAGACGGGTTACTGATCGACACACCCAAATACGTGACTAGGTTTGCTGCCGTAATCCACGTGCAGGTCGGCGTGAACGCAACCGTGCCGGTGTAGATCGCTGCAAACTCGACATCGTCACCCGTGCAAGCGTAAAGCACTTGGTTAGGTATAGCGATCGTTGCGTCAAATGTCCACTCGCCAGTCTCGCTGTCAACGCCCGTGTATTTGTATTGCGGGCATTTTAAGACCGTGAACGTGCCGTCAAACGGTGCGCTTAAACCGCCGACAACTACGCTGTCGCCAACCTGTATTTCGGTTGGCTCGAGCGTAGATATGCAGGCGTAGTTATCTAATAACTGTTTTGACGCTGTTGAATATGTTGCCATAGCGGTTAAGCCGCTAATCGCTTACGCGTAAGTGATTTTTTGTGCGAATGTTGATTTCGCTTGAAAGAACGAGGCGTAGCCGTAGTACGAGAACGTACGTGACAATGTGCCAGGGTTTTCAACGCTAAGCAATCCGCGAATTGCCTCGTAGTATTCCGACGCTGGTGCGTGGAACACAATCATTGTTTTGGCTGCAACGTTGCTGTCAACGATGATTTGCAAACCGAGTGGGTTTGTTGTTGACCAGTTGGTTACGTTGCCTGCGCCAAGCGTGTTGTATCCGCCAAGACCCGGCACACCGACCATAGGGAACAATGGGCGTTTGTCGCTATCGACTGTTGAGCCCAATTTCGCCCATGCGTCAGCGCCGAGTAGTAAGTGTGTTGGGAACAAGTTTGAACCGTTGCTGATGTCGCGCGCTGCACCGTAAAGGAACAAGATCAAGTCCTCAGGTGTGCCGTCCCATTGACCAAGTGTGGTCGAGTTAGAAACCTGTTCATCAACTGCGAAGTTGTCGGTTGCGATCATGTACTGGCCCATGAGGTCGTTCATGATTTGTGTCATTGCTGCAGGTGAAGTGAAGTCGATGTCTTGTACCGACAAAGTTACTTGACCAGCAAATGTCTTTTTTGTTACCGAGTTTGCTGCAATCACCATTGTGGTTGCTGATGCTGCACCAAATTCTGTGCCGCCTGTTTGTTCAGCAACTGATGTGTGAGTTGTGATCGTTGGGCGGATAAATGTTTTTTGTGTGCCACCGTCAGGATATGCGCGAGCGCCGATCGCTGTAACGAATGGTCGAATGAAGTTGATGTCTTGGAATACTGGGCCGAGAACTGGTACTGGCAACAAACCCGGTGTATCGGTTGTTGCGATGTCGCCTGCGGCTGCTTCAAGCACACTTTGTTTTGCTTTTTGTGCGCCAACAAATTCCTCATTGACTTTACGGAATGTGTCGCCACCGATGTGGTACGCGGCAAGGTATTCGCCGACGCTTGGCATACGGAATTCGCGTTTTGGTTGCGCCCAAAGTTTGTCAACAGTTGCTTGCGCTGCTTCGACTACTGGGGTTGCTGATGTTTCGCTCATAGGGGTTGTGTCCTTTTCTGTGTCCTGTTCTGATTGTAACTCTACTGCTGGCTCGGTTTCGTGGATAGTCTCGTCGGGTGCGCTTGCTGCAACGTCGGTGATGACCGCGCCTGCAAATGCGCCTTCGCTGACTAACGACAACTCTGACCAGTTGGCCGCCTCAACGATCATTACGCCTTCGTCGTCGTATCTAAATTTTGTTGGGTTTACACCGACCGACACGGCATCTATAACGCCGTCATTTGCGAGGGTTAGCGCCTCGTCGCCTAGTCGAGTGGCGCTGATTTTGGCCGTAAACATCATGCCTTGCGGCGTGTCTACGCGCTCAACGACTTTGCCAACGATTTGGTTGCTGTCGTGTTGCATATAAAGTTTCGGGTCGCGCCCCGTGACTGGCAACGACCCTTGCAAAAACCGCACCTTTGTACCGTCGCTAACGGTCGCTGTTTCGTCGTAGGTGACTGCTACGCCTGAGATTGACCGCGACGGCAAGCCCTCTGCCGCCGCTGCGTCAACCGTGATCTGTGTGGGGGTAAGTCTGATCATAAAATTTATAGTACTCCATTTGGTATCGGGGTTTCGGAATTGTCCTCACGGTAATCACTCATCGAGTATTCGCCCTTTAGGTAATCCTCAACATCAAATTCGACGTATGTGCCGTTAGGTAGCACGTTATTTTGACTGAGTGTGCCAGCAATGCAATCGGCGTAAGCACGTACGCCAAATGTCCACAAATCCATGCGCGCTTCTGCCGATGACTGGTACGAGTACGAGCCGACCGATACGCCTGCAAGGTATGGCGGAATGTTGCACAATCGAGCCATTTCCATTGCTTGAAACTCTGCGCTTTCGATCAGCAACATTTTGTCAGGGCTAGTCAATGTCTCGGTGTAGGTAACAAATTCGTTTAGCGCTGCGGTTTGGTTTGTTGCTCGAGCCGCATTGAACGCTGCCGCTAGATCGGCTAACTCTTGTGCGCTTAACGGCTCGCCCCCCGTCTGACGCAAGATGCCAGCCGGTATTGCTGACGATGAATTGCGAAACCGTGCAGCCTCAAGTTGTAACGCCGTTGCTATTGCTTTTTCGCTCATGTAAACGATGCCTTGTATCGGCGATAAAAATTGCACAAGATCGTCGGGGTTTAGGTTGCCGCCTTGAAACGTTAATTGTTTTGACGGGGCGAACCATACTGGGCCAGTTTGGTCAAGTGTGTTGACCATTGCGGCGGGTAGTCGAGTGAACGACGCTGGGTATCCGTCTGCGGTGCGTGATGTGATGTACCAAAATGCGCGACCGTAAAAAAATAGATCGTCGAATGTCCACGACATAATGAAACTGTTTGGCAATGTTGGGTCTATGCGTCGCAACCAAGTGCGCGGCGCTAGTGGCATTTTTTCCATTTCGTCGCCATTCCAAATTTCGTTGTACATTTTTAATTGCATACAACCAATGACTGATGCCATTAGATCGCGCGCTCGACTGACGGTAGGTACGCTCATTGCACGGTTGCGTGACTCGCCTTCGCTGTACGAGTAGTACTGTCCGATCATGCCAACGCCCGCGGTGTTGGCTGAGTAATACTGTCCGCCTGCGGCTGCCGCTTTAGTTGGCTCAGGCGATATAGCCGCCTTGTTTACTGACCGTGAGAATATCGCCATGTTGTAAGTATGCCACCAATTTATTTGACGGGTG